TTGTTACACAATCAGAAAGACTAGCACAAGGGATTGAATCAAATGCAGCAAATGATGCTAAGAAAAATGATGACAAAACTGCGCTAAAAATTGCAAAGGGTATGATCGACCTGGGTGCATTAAGTGGTAGGGCAGAAAGTCATAAGATGATGATCAAAGCAAAGAGTGAAAAGTGGAGATACTCCAAGTTGCAAGTTGTTCAAATACTCTCTATTATAGAAGGACTGCGAGGCAAGAAACGAGATCAGGTTATGGAAGACCTGTTCTTGTATGCGTCCAGTCAGTCTCAATACTCTGCTCCGTATATGAAGATGGAGTGACACCCTACAAACTGGTACACACTCATGTGCGACTCAACTTTGACATGCTATAATAGTGGTATAGACACGAGGGACATGCCTAACAAACACCTTGAGCACCCAGAAGATTCTATCTTTGACGGTCGTCGGGCAGCACTTGCTGCACTTAAAGAGATGGTTCTGTGCCGTAAGGTCAGCGTTAAGTGGGACGGTGCTCCTGCTATCGTGTTTGGCACCAATCCAGAGAACGGTAAGTTCTTTGTTGGCACCAAGTCTGTATTCAATAAAAAGAAAGTTCTCATTAATTATACCAATGAAGATATCGATAAAAACCATACTGGTCGCGTTGCTGATATTCTTCGTTTGTGTCTATATCATCTTCCCCATAATGCTAACATTGTTCAAGCTGACTTTATTGGTGTTGGCGGCGGCAGGTCATATACTCCCAATACTATTACCTATCGTTTTGATTCTCCTATTCGTAGCGATATTATTTTAGCACCCCATACTTCTTATACAGAGATTTCCCCTACTGCTGAGGGTAAGGTTGGTGCTACACTTCTGTCTGCATTAGGAACTCATTTCATTGATACTACAGATGCTTCTGTTGGTAACTGGTTTGCTCCCAAACTTGTAGCAGAAATCCTTGCTCTGATTCCAAAGTGTAAGGTTTCCAAGGATAAGCATACTCGTTTATACTTGCGAACTTTTGTCAATAAATTCATCCGTGCTGGTGATATTCCTAGTGGTGAAGTAATGCACGCTGCGATGGATGCTAAATATAAGCAAGAGGTTAATGTTCAGACCTTTATGGTGTGGCATAAAATCTTCCAACTGAAACAGCGTCTACTTGATGCGATTGTTACAAATGGGAATGTTGAATGTTTCATTGATGGTAAACCATCCTCACACGAAGGGTTCGTAATAATCTCAAATAATCCATATAAAATCGTAGATCGACTGACTTTTAGTAAAGCAAACTTTAATCTTAGTAAAAATTGGTAGAATGAAAAGTTTTAGTGCTTTCCTAACTGAAGCCGAAAAATCACATGCTTCTAAAGAAGCAGAAAAATTACAACTTAAGCATATTGGTTACGGTCGGTACGCCGATGTAAGAGGAAATGTAACACATATGTCAAAGGATGGGAAACTTGTAAAGATTGACCCGAAAGATTTAGATACTGGAGCGCAGCAAAGTGGAGGAGAAGAAACTGCAAGCGGCGAAGGTAAGGTCGATCAAGGCACGATATCTATTACATTTGGAAGATTTAATCCCCCTACTGTCGGGCATGAAAAACTTCTTGCAAAAGTAGCAAGAGAGGCAAAATCAAATGGAGGAGAGTATCGAATATACCCCTCAAGGTCGCAGGATCCTAAGAAGAATCCCCTCGACCCGAACACTAAGGTTCGTTTTATGCGGATGGCGTATCCCGATCACGCGAATGCAATTACTTCGTCTGATGATATGCGTACCATCTTTGATGTTCTTACCGCTCTCGATAATGACGGGTATAGCAGTGTTAATATTGTGGTGGGAGGTGACCGGGTTAGCGAGTTCAATTCACTCGCATCAAAATACAACGGCAAGTTATACTCATTCGACAATATTAAAGTAACATCAGCAGGTGATAGAGACCCTGACTCGGATGGTGTGGAAGGCATGTCTGCATCTAAGATGAGAAAGGCAGCAGCAGAAGGTGACTTTGATACCTTTAAGCAAGGTATGCCAAAAGCATTGAGCAAGAAAGATCAAGAAGAAGTATTCCTCACTCTTCGCCAAGCAATGCAAGTTCAAGAATCCTTTGAGGATTTTGCAGAAGCATCTTATGCAGTTCATGAGATTGCTCCTAAACTAGACATTCAGGGTCTTCGCGAGGCATACTTTGCTGGTGAAATCTTCAATGAAGGAACCTTTGTTGAAAATGTTAACACTGGAATTATTAGTAAGGTTGTCAGTCGTGGCAGTAACTATGTCATCAGTATTGATGAGCATGATAATATCTTCCGTACTTGGTTGAAGGATCTGGTTGAAGTTAACAATATAAAATATTTTGACTGGACACCTGCTGGACAAGTTGGTACTGATGAACTTAGAGATTATGTTAGACGATTAACTCCTGGTGAGTTTCTTCGTAAGATAAATAAAAAGGACAAGGACGCTTAGTAAAATGAATCTCAACGAACTTCCTGATATGTCTGATGCGCTCAGACAGGTATATGAGGGCAAAAAGAAACCAGAACTAGACCCTGTTGGAAAAGAAGACGGGGATATTGATAACGATGGGAAAAAGAATGATCCCAATGATAAGTATCTGGCAAATCGTCGCAAGGCAATCGCTAAAGCGATGAAGAAGGAAGAGGTTGAGGAAGTCGAAGAAGGCATGAAGCAGGCACGAAAGAATGTCGGTGCTGATACTTGCTGGGATGGTTACAAAGCGAAGGGAACAAAGAAAAAGAATGGCAAGGAAGTCCCTAATTGTGTGAAAGAAGATGAGTTGGAAGAGGCAAAGAAAGGTCTCTACGCCAACATCCATGCCAAGAGAAAGCGTGGTGAATCACCTGCTAAACCTGGCGATGAGGACTATCCTGCCAAGGATGCATTTAAAAAAGCAGAAAAAACTGCAAAGAAAGAAGCGTTCTACTTCGATGCAGAAGAGTTTGAAGGTCTGGAAGAGATCGATGAGATGACTGACGAGGAACTCATCGATACCATGATGGAAGCAATTGTTGAACTTGCTGAAGACGATGAGGATCTGCTTGAGATTGCAGAGGCACTTGAGGAAGTAGAACTTCTGGATGAAGAAGTTGAGCAACTCGATGAATTCCTTGGTGGCATCGCTGGCGCACTCAGCAAGGGCAAAGCGTCGGGCGCAGCGACTGGTATTGGTGGAGCAGTTGGTGCAATGCTGGGCAATAATCCTTTAACGGGAATGCCTAAAAAATCTAAGGGTGGTAAGGTCAAGAAAGAATCTGTTGAAGCAATCGCAGAGGCACTTTCTCATGTTCATGAAGTAAGCGATAAGTATTATGATTCTGCTGTTAAGTCTTCTAAGGAAGCATCAAGAGGAAACCGTGCTGCTCGCATGAAGGGTGCTGCTAAAGAAGCAGGTAAGAGAGTCAAGGCAGGTGCTGCTGCTGGCATGAAGATGGTAAAACCTGCTGCTAAGGCAGCAGCTAAAGGTGCTGCTAAGGGTGCTGGTTATGCAGTTGGTGCTGCACAGCGTGGCGGTTCTTCTCTTAAGAAGAGTTTCTCTGCAGGTTATAAGCGTGGCAAGGAAGGTGCTCCTGGCAAGAAGGAAGCACCTAAGGGCGAATCTAAACCCGCTGCAAAAGAGAAGAAGAAGAGTTCTGACGACGGAACTGGTGGTAAGTTAGATGCTCTCTTGGCATCTACAAGAGGTACAAAAGGCAGTAGTTCTGGCGGTGGAAGCAGCAGTGCATCGTCTGGTGGCGGGGAAAGTGAAGCACCCAAGGCGAAGAAGCCTGGTCTGCTTTCTAGAATCGGTAAGGGTCTGAAGAGAGCAGTTGGTAAAACCGCTCGTGCCGTATCTGGTGGTAGTGATAAACTTGCTAAGCGTTTGGGTGAAGATTATGATGAAATCGCACATCTCTATGAGACAGGTCTCTTTACTCTTACAGAGATTGAGAATGTAATTGAAGGTGTTCGTGATGATAAAACTGCAGAACGCAAAGAACGCCTTGAGAAGAAGCGTGGCATGAAACTCGATGACCATCCTGAGTATAAGAAAGAAGAACTCCTTCATGATCTTTCTCAACTGAGCGAAGAACAGTTAGATGAAATTCTTGGTTACGTTAAGAATGCAGCGATGAGCGGGAAGATGAAGGGCACCCCAGCTGGAAAAGCTTTTGCAAAGGCTTCACCTAAGATGCAAAATAGTATTAAAAATGTAGGTGCAGCTATGGGAGGTGGAACAGGTCGTCGTAGTGAATATGCACCAGGTTCCCCTCAAAAAGCCCAACCTACAACATTGGGGGCGATTAAACAGAACTTCACCTCAGACCAGATGAAAACAGGCGGTAAATATTTTAAGGGATATATGACAGGGAAGGGACCTGGAAGTAACTTCAATGCGTCGAAATTTCTGACAGGCAAATCTGCTGGTGGCAAGGTAAAGAAAGAAGAAGTAGGTCAGATTGATGAGATCTCTGCTGACCTGGCACTCACTGCTTCTCAAAAGGCAGATGATGAAAGAAGAAAGGCATCACTCTCTGGTGATAGAGAGAGAGCATCTAAGAAAGCAAAGCAAGCATCTAACCTTTACAAAGGTGTTGGCAAGCGCAGAGCAAAAGAAAGAATGAACAAGGAGGAGAAGTGATGTTGAGTTTCAGTCAATTGTCTGAAAGAAAAACTAAAGTAAAGATCAATCCTAAAAAGGATGAGATCATTGAAGGTTCTGGAGATGTAAAGAAGAATCATGGTGAGGACTGTGATTGTTCTAAGTGTGACAAAAAGCGTAGAAAAGATGATGTAAAGGACGGTCCTGATGTTGCTAATGAGGGGTATGATAAACCCGATGAAAAACTAAAGACCGATCGTAACATGTTCTCCATTCCTAAAGGAGAACAGGATGCTGCTAAAGAGCGATTAAAAGCAAAAGCAGCAGCAAAACGCAAAGCAAAAACTCAAAAGGAGGAAGCCTATGTCAGTCAAGAAGAAGTTTCAGAAGAAAGCAATCAAGAGATCGAAGCAGAAACTGAAATTCCCTTCTTGACATTTGATCAGTATCAACATGCACAAACTCTCGATGAAGAGCAACTGAACGAGTTCCTTCAAGGACTTTTTGGTGGTGGAAAGAAGCCTGCTAATGCTAATGGAGCAGCAAAACCTTCTCTATCTGATAGAGCAGTTGGTGCATTGCAGAATAAGGGTCGTGAGGGAGGACTGGGCCTTCCAGTTCAACGTATGTTGGGTCGAAATGATGCGACCGCAGCAGCAATCGAAGCAATGCGTGGTCGTTCTAAGGGTGGCAAGGTAAAGAAAGAAGAGGTTGAAATGAGTGAGGCATCATTGACTAGAAAACCTCTCAATAAAGCTACTGCTGTTAAAAAGGCAGAATCGAGTTCAGGAAAACCAAATCCGTTATCAACGGCAATGTCTTCTTCTCAAGGATCTCGGTCTATGGCAGGCAGAGCAGGTATGGCAGGCAGCACTCAATCGGCACCTAAACCTAGTTACATGTCGAAGCTTATTCAGAATAGTCCTCTTGCTAGTGCAATTAAAAAACCTATTAATATAAAAGCACCAGATGGGCGTGCTGCTAAAGGACTTACGGTCAATCCGGTCAAGAAAGAATCTGCAGACATTAAATCCTTCAGACAATTTTGTCAGAATCCAGAGACTGTAAATGAACTCTTTGGATTGTTTGGTGGAGGTAGCAAAAAGAAAGAGGCACCTAAGACTCAATCTGCTCCTCCGCCAACTCCATCTGCTATGAGTAATATGAAACCTTCTATTGAGGTTACTGCATCTGCGATGAAGAATGCTGGATCTAATGCTCCCAAGGGAACATCTTCTGGTCCTTCTTTATCCTCTGGGTCTTCTTCTAAAAAGAAACTGGAACCCGAATTGAAATCCAAAAAGATGTCTAAGTCTTTTAAGGAAGCAGTTCAGCAATTTGATGAGCGTACTCGCTATGCTAAGGAAACTGGTAAAGATTTTACTACGGGCAATCCTTCTGAGAAGGGTGGCGAAGGTAGATCTGAAGTTGGCAAGCACATGCAAAAGATGATGAGACCTACCGGTGGTGCAATGTCTTCTAGAAAGAAGGCAATCCAACCTCAAGGAAAGAAGAAAAAGAAGGGCGATAAACCCAAATTCAAGATGGAACCTACGCCAGTAGATAAGATCAAAACAAAACTTTCCAAGAAGAGAGCACCTAAAAAAGATCCTTATGGATATGGTCAGGGTAGATATCAGGGTGATTGATGCTATATAGATTGATCCCTATTGGAACTAATCATGTTAAGTTTCCTTCTACCCTTAGCATCAAAAATTATTTCTGATGCTGTTGCCAGGATCCCCGAAAACGAGGAGCTTGGTGAGAAGTTGATTGAAATTTGTTTAATCATTCTCAAGAAAGCAGTAGCACTCACTAAGACTGACATGGATGATCAACTGCTTGCAGTAGTTGAAAAGTCTATTAAAGCCAGAGAGTCTGCTTGATATAAATAAATATACGGAAAATATTCGGAGAGTACAATGTCCTTATACGGAAGAGTTGACTCTGCTGCCAACCAGACCGCTGTAGGTCTTACTAGAGGTAATGGCGCAGGGTCTGCAACAG